GAACCAATACTCTTATGTGTCGCATGGGGGTGCGTCTCTCCGTTGTGGCGATCCTTAGTTCTGTTGAAGCGTCAACGTTCCCGACGCGCTCGTGTAGATCCAGTCGAAGCCCAATTGCACCAGGGTTTGCTGACCGGATGTGAGCGTTGCGATGAGCGTAGCCGCACCCGGACCTTGCGGCGGCTGGTAGTTGCCGATGGCTAGGTTCGGATTTTTGTCGGGCGCGCCATAGAGCGAGACAGCGTAGGGATTGTTGTTCTCCACGAGCACTGTGTAACCCGGTTTGAACGGCAGCGTCACGCCATCGACCTGCCCCGAGATCAGATGGACGGTGGCGGAGCCAGAAACGAGCGCCGCGAGCGTTGGGAGCGGATTGCCTCCGGACGTGGAAGAGATCGCGAACGTGTCTCCAGCGATCGAGCCCTGCACGTAGTAGATGGTTTGCACCGCCAACCCCGTGCTCTCGATCGCTCCGGACGTGAGATCCGAGAAAATGATGCGATCGTAAAGCTGCGGGGCATCGTAGCCTGGCACCGTCACGATGGCGGTCACGGAGCTCGTGATCGACACATCCTCGAAAGCATCGCCGAAGGGTACATGCGCCGTGTCATAGGGCAGGTAGATCGGCAGTGTGGTCACATTGAGCAATTGCATGTCTGTCTCCTGGTAGCTTTTGCTGCTGGCTGCCGATTACTGGATGCTGAGCACGGTATGCGCGTTGCGCTTGCCCGTGGTCAGAGCCGCCTTCGCCGTCAGGGCGAAATAGTGGACATAGCGGTCATACACCCGGGGAGGCGTGCGATTCACCAGCCAATGTCCTTGGATCGGCCGCAGCTTCAAGAACCGGCGATTCAGGAAGTAGCAGCGCTTCTCCCACGGAATGGTGGGCCCGTAGAGCGTATCGAGCTCGGTCATGACCGGATCCCAAATGAGCTCCACGTTCTTGAAGTAGAGGCCCGTGCGGATGCCCTCACCCACCGAGCTATCGAGCTTCGTGGGCTCCGCCGCGTCCTTCATGTACACGGTGCGGTTGATGGTGTTCTTGGCATCCGTGCGGTAGGCGTCCAGGAACGTCTCGCCGCAGAGGATGAAATCGGGGGCATAGCCACCGTACCGGGTGGCATCGCGCCAACCGATTTCCATCTGCTGCGTCAAAAGTCCGCTGGTGCCCGAGTTGATGCCGGTGATGGCGTTATTCTGCCACCACGGATACACGGACTGATCGAGACCGCCGACCACTTGGGAAACGGTCGGCGTGGTGGATACGAGGAGATCCAGGCCCGGGATGTTGGTCGCTGACTGCGTGCCGTTCAAGTGCAGCATGTAGTCGAAATTCTCGTTGAAGCCGAGCTTCAACGTCTCGTGGTTCTCCTGGAGGAGATTGGTCAACTGGACCTTCTCCGCCTCCGTGGGCACCGATGATTTGTCATCGGTCATCACGATCCCATTCTGCGCGAGCTCGTCCTCGTTCAAGCCGAAGCCATCGTGGAAGCTGCCCCACGTGTACTTCGCTTGCTGGAGGGTGCGCTTGCGGTTGTAGGTGACTTGCTGATCGCCGAAATAGGACTGGAAATTCGAGTCATTGCTGTAGCGGAGTTGCTCCACCACGTACTGCAATCCGCCAACGTAGGGCTTTTTGCCCTCCATCAGCATCTTGATCAGGGGGCGCGCAACGTTCACGTTGTCGATCGGATCGTTGCGGAGGAAATAATTGATCGCCGCGTTTCCGGCGTAGCTCAACTGTTCGGTTGTCCAAGGCATGGCGTTCTCCCAAAAAGCTAGGGTTATGAATCCTGGCCCTTTGGGTTGCGAGCCCGCTACGCGGCGCGAAATGCGCTCCGGGGGACGAATCCCGGGTACATCCTAGGGTCAACGGTGCTGACGATAGCGTAACGTGTAAGAAAATGTCAAAAAGGGGTGTAGGAGTTTCTGCCGCTACTCTTCGGACTCGTTTTCGCCGTCCCCTTCATCCTCGGAGCCCCCGCCTTCGGTCAGAGCCTCATCGAGCGCCTTGCGGGCACCCTTGTTGTGCTTCTGATCGTCCTCCTCGCGCTTCACGGCCGGATCTTTGTCCGAGTGACCGTCGATCGCCATGTGGCGTAGCTCAAGCTCCACGTGCCGGTGGTGTTTGCCGCCCTCGCGCTGCTCTTCGCGAGCGGATTTGACGTGCGCATGCGCGTGTAGCATCAGCTTCGAGCCTACTTTGGGCAGCTTATCGTGCATGCCGAGCTTTTTGAGCGAGTGATGATCCAGGCTCACCGTCAAGCCATACGGATAGTCCTCCGCGCCGAGCTTGTGGCCCGCATATTTTTCGTCCTCCGCCTTTTTATCGGCTTTGGTCCGTTTCATGTCTGCCATGCCCTTCATCGGATTCGCCTCCCATCGTGTTCGAGCCGGATTGCGCAGTTGATTACGGGTGGAAAACCCGCCTGTTTCGCCAAGTTGCAGAAACTATAGTCCTCGGACTGAATGTAATCGTCAACAACGGAGCTCGGAAAGTAGTGGTGCATCTCGCCGCGCTTGAAGGGTTGCGCCAAGCCGCGCTCGACGATTTTTTCAAAGACACAGCGATGCACTTTGAGAAAACCCGTGGGAATCAGACCCACTTCGATCAATCCCGTTTTGGGGAGTGACTCGGGCGCCACGGTTTTCATGTCCTTATCGCGGAAGATGAACTCCATCGGATCGCTCTTGCCCGGGTAGAGCCCGCTCACATAGGGATTGTCACTCGCCACGAGCTCCAAGTAGTCGTTGCGCGAGAATCCGATATCGTCATCGATGAAAATCATCGCCTCGTGCTTCGTTTTCAGGAACAGATTGGCGAGCGTGGTGCGCGCGATGTGGATATCACCCTGGCCACCCATCGGCATCCACCCGCCGTAGGCTCCGTTGATCGACATGAGCCCGATCACATAGGAAAGCGACACGTGGCGCGCACGTGTCGGCGTGCAAATCATGACGCTCATTTGCCACCGCCCATGTTGGTGAGCGCGGCGGTCATCGCATCGAGCGCGGAAGCCGGCGCCGTGCCCTTGCCGGCAGCCGAGCCCTTCGGCCGCATGCCGTTACCCTTCGGCAGCGGCTTTTTGCCGGGTAGCGGCCCTGTGCGCGCGACACGTACATTTTTGTACGCCTCTTGGAACGCCGCGGCCCATTGCGAAGGGCGCACGCCGTTCGGATTTTTGAGGCTGAACATGGGCCGAAGGATCGGCACCAACTGAGCGCGCTTCCTCTCGTAGAGCGGATCGGTCGCCTTCAACTGCTGCTCCAGCTTCGTCAAGTCCGCTCGCGCCGTGGTGATCTCTTTTTGGCGTTCGGCGGCGGTTTGCTGCTGTTGCTGCTGATGCTGCGTCGTCTGTTGCTGGAATTGCGCCTGTTTTCTGTGCCGCGCAGTCTCCCGCGCGAGCTCCGGGGTGATCTTGCCGGCAGCTAGCGCTGCCTTTAGGTCCGGAAACTCCGCCACCGGATCGCCAATGTTGCGCTCGATGCCGAGCGATAGCGCCATGCGCGCCGCTACGTCCTCAACGAGTTGGTACGCCTGCTTTTTGGCTTCGATGTTGGGCGAGTTGAACAGTTGCACCCACGATAGGACTTCGCCGTATTGCTCCGGCGTGGCGCCCGTGCTTTGGATGCCCTTGACGATCGTCTCGAATTCGTTTCTGACCTGATCCCGCTCGGCAGTGAGCGTGCGCGCGGTGTTCACGAGCGACCGCATGCGATCCTGCGTCTCTTGCTTTAGATCCTTCGGGATCGGATCGTTGATCGGATCGGACTTTTTCTTGCCCGGTTTTTCATCGTCCTTTTTATCCGGCTTAGGAGCCTGCCGGATGGGCTTGCCATCTTCGTCAAGCCCTTCGCCATCGTCCTCCTCGCCGCCCTCTTCGCCGCCTTCATCATCGCCCTCGTCGCCGGCTTCATCGTCATCGCCCTCCTCGCCGCCTTCCTCATCGTCTAGCGGAATATCGAGCTCTTCGTTTTCGCCCTCGCCTTCGCCGGCCGAGCCAGTTTCCAGCGCATCGTTGATCGCATCAACGGCGGTGCCTGTTTTTTCCATGGGGTGGTCCTACTTTTGGGGTGGTGCAAGAATCGGTGGCATGGGTCCGCCGCCCGGCGCTGGCGCTGCCGGCCCGCTTGGAGCTCCGCCTGGCGGTGACGCGCCTGGCGGGCCCCCCGGAGGCGCGGCGCCGGACGGAGGAGCTTGCGGCAAATCGGGAGCCACGAGCGCCGCAGCGGTCGCAGGATCGATTTGCCCTTTGATCGACACCGACACGTTGGGGCGCACGGGCGGAGGCGAAGCTCCGGCTGCCGGCGAGCCCGGGGGCGGTGCCTGTGGGATGAAGCGTGAGGGATCCGATTCATCACCCATGCGATGCATCGTTTCCTTGATGAGCTCGGTCAAGCATTTCACCATCGGCAAGTTGCCGGTGCCGAGCGCTTGCACGATCTCGCCCATCATCTGCCGAATCAACGGCAGAATGGTAGCCCAAGCTTGCTGATCGGTGGGCGCTCGCGGCTTGCCGGTCGATCCCGCTTGGATCTTAACCTCCACGAGCGTTTCCAAATCTTCGAGCGAGATGCCATCCACGGGCGGATCGGCATCGGGATCGGGGCCGGGCCAGTACGCTTTCGGTCCCGCGATCCGCTGCACTTCCTTTACGGTGTAGGCTTGGAGCGAGATTTCAGCGGTGTACTGCGCGAGATCGGTGAGCATCCACTCAAGAGCGTCTCGATCACTCGTGGTTCGCGCGTTGGTGCCGGATTGTTGGATGTTCGCTTCGGTGGCTGTCTTTGGATTGCCCGGGCCACTGATAGCTGCCGATAACGCTTCCTGGACACCACTGACCCTCTCCATGTCATTGAGAATGTACGTGGGATCGTAGAGCCGCGGGTCTATCCCCTGTACCGGTTTCGCCGCAAAGAGGTTGCCGAGCGGCGTGTCAGCGTCTGCCGGCCGAAGCGCAGTGTACTCCTGGTGCTTCGATTGTTCCAATTTGCGGGCTTGCTCATCGTCAAGCTGTGTCGCATTGAACAGCACCCCCGGAATCGAACGCTCACGGGTAATGCGGAAGTTCGAGCGAGTGGCGGAATATTCATCCTGGAGCTTGTAGAGCCGCCATGACAGAGATTGCGGATGGCGCGAGCCGTCCACTTCATAGAAGGCGAAATAAAAGTACGGGTAAAACCGGCTCGT